TCCTTTTCCCCAGTTTTCTGCTACGCAGTATTGATATGTTTTTGCCATAGTTTCCTCCTTAATCTGTTAATACCTTAGTTGTACTTGAACTTCCACTCCATTCTTCTGTTGCACTCTGGCCTGCTCCCGGTGGAAGTTGTCCTCCAAATGCAAGAGCAGCTGTAATAATTCCAGTGCCCTCTAGTAGATTTCTAGCTGTGTTTAAATCTGAAACCTCTGACCAACTAACACCATTCCAATCTTCTGTTAAGGCTGAATCAGAAGATGGATCATATCCACCAAAAGCTAAAGCAGATGTATTGTCAGCTCCCGCTGCGCCTAATCCTCTTCTAGCAGTGTTTAAATCATTGACTTCTGTCCATGTTGATCCATTCCAAGATTCTGTGTTTGCATAATTTGGTGGCCATCCGCCATAAGCTAAAGCAGATGTAGTAGTTCCATTTGCTGATAAGAGTCTTCTAGCAGAGTTTAAATCTCCTACCTCTGTCCAACTTGATCCATTCCAAGACTCGTTTGCTGCTGTTACTGGAGGCACTGTATAACCCCCAATAGCTAAAGCAGCGGTATTTGTAGCCCCTGCTGATGCTAAATGAAATCTAGCTGTGTTTAAATTATTTACTTCTGTCCAACTTGATCCATTCCAAGTTTCTGTATTATTATATGTAGTATCAGGAGGAGTTGTAAACCCACCAAATACGACTGCAGATGTGCTGTCAGCACCTGCTCCCTTAAGTCCATATCTTCCAGTATTTAAATTAGCTACCTCTGTCCATGAAGTTCCGTCCCATGTTTCTACATTTACTGTAGGTGAGTTTGGTGGAATTAATCCTCCAGCAGCTATACTTGAAGTTGACGTCCCTGATCCTGCTAATTGAGATCTTGCAGTATTTAAACTATTTCCACTAGCCCATGCTCCAACAGCTTCACCTTTATTCCACTCTTCCGTTGTTGTTTGCACTGGAGCTCCTCCTGCAGCTAAAGCAGCAGTTGCTGTTCCTGCTTGAGATAGTCCACCTCTTGCAGTGCTTAAATCATTCATTTCAGTCCATGATGAACCATTCCATTCTTCTGTTTGGGCATTAGGAGCCTCTCCTCCATATGCAAGAGCTGATGGAGTTGTTCCCGCTGCAGCTAATTGTTGTCTAGCAGTATTTAAATCTGAAACTTCTGTCCAACTTGATCCATTCCATTCTTCAACAATAGCAACTGATGGCGGTCCTCCTGCAATACATAATGAAGATGTGTTATCAGTTCCAGCTCCAATAGCGCCTCTTCTTGCAGTGTTTGTAGACGGTATTGCTGTCCATGAAGAACCATTCCAAGACTCTGCAGCACTAGAAGGGTTTGCTGACGCTGATCCTGTTGCAGCTATAGCAGATGTAGCAGTTCCTCCTTGTGCAAGGTCATGCCTTGGCGTATTTAAATTATTTACTTCTGTCCAAGCGGACCCATTCCATGATTCTGTATTACCTGTAACAGGATAACCACCATAAGCTAAACCAGCGGTTGTTGTCCCTACTCCTCTTGCTTGTTCTTGTGAAGTATTTAAATCAGCTACTTCAGTCCAACTCGTGCCATTAAATTGTTCATTTTTTTCTGTGACTGCTGAACCGTCATGACCATTAAAAGCTAGCGCAGCTGTTTGAAGTCCAAGACCACCAATATATCTTCTACCAGTATTTAAACCATTAGCTGTTCTCCAAGAGCCCACACTTAAATTTGGAAATTGATATTTAAAATCTAAATTTGTAGAATCATAAAATATTTGGCCTGTTTCTGGTGACGGAATATTACCTGCATTATTTCGGACTGCCGTCCCAACAATATCTTTATATGTAGCCATGATTAATTATTCTTCAGCAACCAACCTTGCGTAGAATCTGTATACACCAGTGTATTTGCTGCTCTTTCTGTTGAAATTGTTAAATCATCTGTTGACCCATGAATTTTTTCTGAACCATTTGCTGATACAGTAAATGTGTAAGAATCAAAAGTACCGGCATAATCAATAAACGCAATTTCATCGCCTAATGTTCCTGCTGGTAAATTCATAGTTATAACATTACTAGTTGTATTTACGAAATAACCCTCACCAGCTGAAGCTGTGAAAGTAGAAGTTTTTACTGCTTGCCAAGAAGTTCCTGCTGCTGCAAAAGATAGTTGACCTACTCCAGTTGCACCTGAACCAGATACTGAAGCTACTTTTAAAAACGTTCCTGCTGTAACATTTCCAGTAGGAAATTTAAGTTCATAGCTCTGTGCTGAGCTATGCGCAGGTGAAGTAAGTTTAATCCCGTGGCTGTTGTTTTCACAGTTAAGCTGAATTGAACCTGGGTTTGTTGCACCAAGAACTTCAACTAAACCAGTTCCTTTAGGTCCAACTTT